AGATTTAAGTACCAAAAGTTTGATTGTCATAGTTTTTCTAGTCTTCTAATCATTTTACCATTAAAAAAGGGGGGTGTCTACTGGATTTGGCCAGTTCCCCCCGTGGCATAGCGCCGACGATATTCAGTTATATTTATAGATAATCCTTACGCTTGTGATGATCTGGAACAATTCTACCAAGTGTAATACTCAGTAACCCATCCTCAAAAGCAACTGATCTAACTTCCGTGTCGTCACTGAGAGTCCAGGCTCGTGTAAACGACCGTTGAGCCAGACCCTTGTGGAGATACTGCGTTTCCGTTTCTTTATCCTCTTTTTGACCCTCAACAAATAGTTTGCCATCTTGTGTGTAGACATTGACTTCTGCCTTCCTAAATCCTGCTAGAGCAAGTTCAAGTCGGGACTCTACATTACTGACCTGAACTAGATTGTATGGAGGATAGTTTGTCGTTGTTTCGTGAAGGTTAAACAGACGATCAAAGTATTCGTCCATACCAATGCTATTTTTATTTATTTTCTCCAACAGTTGATTCATGTTGGCAGCATTGTACTTCATGAGGTTAGTCATTATGGTAGCTCCTTTAAAAGCGAGTTTGTGTTGTGTGGACCCTTACGGCATCCACTACTAATTATACAACAAGCATAAAAAAACGGGGTGTTGAACCCCGTATCTTTTTATTCGGTTTTCTCCTGCCTCAAATATTCTTCATATGTAAGCCTTGTCAGTTCACATACAAGGCGAGGATTTTTAATGTGATATCCATCACCCAATCGAGCATCAATACTTTGAACTGCATGATAAAGCAGTTGATCGGTTAGCCATTCTGCGTAGTCTAGCGAATCGGGTTTCATAGTAACTCCTTTTTATATAATCGAGTTTACCTCAATATTATGGCATAAAAAAAGACCCCCGTCAAGGGATCTTCATATAGTAGCGTATATTCCGTATGTAGCGTGTCGCGCACGAAAGAGCGACTTACTATTTATGATTCTTCTTGGGTTTTTCCCTTCTTACCAATGTTATACTTCTGCTCAAGAATCCAGTCTGACTTATCCTTATACGCAAGAACCTTAATCTGATTCAGAGGAGCAATATCAACAACCAAGTCTTGATTGACGACAGTAATCAATCCCCAGTCAGCCAAAAGTCTTACAATACGATTTCTGCGCTGAACATCATTTACAGTAAGATTGGCATGTTTACCGTCAAGAGCAAACAGTTCTTTAAAATGGACAATATAGTATCTTCCTTGCTTATGTAGGATGTGGCAAGATTGATATAATTTCTTTTCTTTTCTAGAAGCAACTCCAATTCTAGTCAGAGTTTCACGAACTTTAAGAAAGTCATCGGGTTCATTAAGAAGTACCTCCACCATCTGGTTCTGAGACCATTCAACCGTAGGTTCTACCGTAGTAGTCATTTTGTTCCTCCAACGTCAAGTCGTTTTTTAATAAAGTTTATTTGTTCTTGTGTAAGAATTTTCAGAGCCTGAGATGCCTTCTCGTTACTATATCCATAGTATTGTTTGACACATTCTAAATCCTGGACTTTATCCTTACGGAGCCAAGGAGAGAATCTCTTCTTTTTCCTGAGACTATTTAGATAAAATGAATATTGCATATCTTTATCTAGGAAATGATACCTATTCATTTCATTAGTAAAGAGGATACAATCAAGATGTCCAGATAAACAGCGATTAATAATGTAAGGAGGATATTCCTTGGAGTTTTCTCTCAAATCTTCTTTAGTAAAGTTGATTGAGTTTAGCCAGTCTTTAAGTTCCATTAGCGAATAATTTGAATGTCATCATCTTCTGTCCAGAGTTCAACCTTCGTTCTGAACCTGTTTTCCTGTTTGAGTTTTTCATATCTCTTAGTTGCTTTCTTCTTCCACCAAGAAATAATATTCTCAAGATGAAACTTATCCCAATTAGGACCACGAAGAAGTTCATCTTGCTCACCAAGAATTACCTCACGGACATTTGAATATCCATATTCTGAGATGTAAAATCTCTTTTTCTGAGTGAGTCCAAATGCTACATTAATGACTTCATTAAACTCTTTCAGTTTGTCCTGATCATGGAGAGAGTTCTTGATGATAGAAATCATCTTGGTCTGCCTCTTCATTTTCTTAGAAGATGCCTTGTTGTCCGTCAGAGGCGTGTTGTTGTTTAGAAGGGTAAATCGGTCATGAAGGCGGTGAAAGACCTCATCATGGAGCAGAGGGAGAAACTTACTCTCTGTTAGACCCTTGTACCTCATGAAGGGTTTCAGGCCATCGTACTGTGAGGCATCCGTAGTAGACCCGTAGAGCGATGTTGTCTCAAAGAGAGCAATGTCCTTCTCAAAGACCTGATTGAGCGTCTCACGAGCGTAGTGAGAGCAGCATAGAAGTGCCAGCAATTTGCCACCAAGATAATTATATCCAAAAGGTTGTGAAGGAACAATCACAAATCCCATTGCAGCATGGCGATTGAAGATAGAAAGATTGGGTGCTTTGCCCAACCACAAATTTCTAGGTTTTGAATTAATTGTAGGAGAACCAAATCGAATGAAACCAAGAACCTTTTGAGTTTTCCTTTCAAATACCATCCAACGAAGTTCTCTACCAGGAATATTACTTTCGTTATTGTGAGAAGATACGGCCTTCAGAAGATTGCCATAATGCTCCTGAGGAACTGCTTGCTGAAAGCGAGTTCCAACAAATTTGATATCAAACTCCATCTCTTCTGGATGAATGTCTTCGTTGAAGAATTCGTCTTGAAGAGGAGTGAGTTGTGTTGTCTGAGCGATGACTTCTTTTTTCACATAGCGAAGATAATCCTCAATAGAGGAGAAGTTTTTAAAGTAATCAATAAATTCATTTGCTGCCCATACAGCATCATCCTCAGATACTATCATCACACAATCAGTTTCTTACTAGGAGTTTGAATTGTAGAAAACATTTGCTGATACTGATCAGCAATATCTTCTTGAGGTTCGTTTACATAAACAACATATTTTTTAGTTACCTCAACATCAATATTTTTTTCTTTCAAAAGTGGGGACCAAGGAGCAAATCCCATCTGTCCCTGTCCTGCAGGAATAGCAACAATAGGATTGCGAATAACAATAGTATCGGTAAGGTCGCCAACTAGGTCAGCAATTACATCTTCACCAGACCACATACGAATCAATTTTACATTCATTTTTTCAATTCCTCGGATAATAACATATTAACACTATTTGCCATAATTCGATACCCAGTACCGACATAGATTTGGCCAAAAACCACAGATACTGTGGCAATCCCCCAGAAAATATAATACCACTTCGATTTAACTTGATGCTGTTTTTCTTTTTTCATCGTAAGTAATAACAAAACGTTTTTCGGATCGACCAATAGAATCAACTACTATCTGATGTTGGATAGTTCCACCCAACAGTTTTGTAGCGTCCCTAAGATTATTAAGGGCTACAATTTTGTCCGTCTGCTCTTTTGTAATTTTAAAACTCATTTGAATTCACACTCCACCATTATCTCTGTAAGGCAGGCAAGCATATTTATTTCCTGATCTGCCACAAATGCCATTTGATACTGATACTTAGCCAAAGTAAGCACAGCAGCAGGAATACTATTCGGAACCAAGGAATCATAACAAGCATCATAAATGCGACGCAGAAGTACAGAAGTATCATTGTCCAGATTATTGACGACCCACTTACGTACTTCAGGAAAGTCTTTTTCTTTAAGTTTTTTAACCAATTCATTTACTTTTACATCACTGAAAGTTGCAAGAATGCCAGCATTGATTTCTCCTCCCGACGAATAGCGTTGACACTCATTAAGGACTCGTCGCCAATCGGGGAAATGCTTGTTAATAAGTTCGAGAAGGACTTTGTTGTCATGCTTGACACCTTCTGCTGATAGGATTTCTTGAAGGCGTCCATAAAAACCTGCAGCCAATTGTGCCTTTTCTTTCCCTTTGATTGAGAAGTCAACGACGGCACATCGGGAGTGGAGTGGTTCGATGATCTTGTTCTTGTAGTTACAGGTAAAGATGAACCTACAGTTGCCACTAAACTCCTCAGTAAACGCCCGTAAGAGGAGTTGTACGTCGTTTGTTGTGTTATCTGCCTCATCAATGATGATGACTTTGTGTTTAGCAGTCGCTGTAAGTGAGACGGTCGAAGCGAAGTTTTTCGCATTGTTTCGGACAGTATCGAGGAATCTACCCTCGTCGGATCCATTGATGACATAAACATCTACTCCCAATTCGTTACAAAGTGCTTTTGCTACTGTGGTTTTACCACATCCTGCGGGCCCAGCCAGAAGTAAATTAGGTACTTCACCTTTATGTAGGAAATCTTTAAATGTCTTTTTAGTTGCATCTGGGAGAATGCAATCTTCAATAGTTTTGGGTCGATACTTCTCAACCCACAAAAATTCATCGCGACTCATAATCAAATCCAATCAGGTTTTCGTTCTGGCATACGAAGATAATTATCAGCAACCCAGGGTTTGGATGCGATATACATCTTGTATGCGTCAAAAGTTGAGATACTAGTATCCAACTTATATTCATCTGGCATTGCTCTTGCGAAAGGAGTCACTTCATTAACTTTACCTTTTGGAAAAAGATAGTAAGCATCCACAAGTGTCTTGTAGCAAGAGTGAATCTTATCATACCTCAACATGTACTCATCGCACAAGTTTAAACCATGTTTGATAAGCCAATAGGCATTGTTAATACTTTCCATTGCCCACTTAGTACAAGGATGATTGCGGAATGCTCCTTTCTCAGTCTTGTATGGGGTGTTATCAGTTTTATAGAGGTGACCATATCCATGACCCCACTTATTTGATGCCACAATGGAGAGCATCTGACAGCACTCTAGAGGCATTTTAACAACATGTTTGTCTGGGAGGCAAATGGCACTCTCAGCAGGCCAAGGAGAAGTCGCAAAGATGTTCATTGTATAAAATTCATAATATAGTTAGCACCCCATTGTAAATGCTCTGGAGCAATCTCAGTGATGTGCTGTGACAAAACTTTTTGTGCTTCAATGATTCGTTCCTTACCAAGAACATTATACATGATGATTGAGATCCTCATGAACTCATCAAAGTCCTTTTCATTTGTTTTACCACTCAAGTACAATTCTCGAATGTATTCAAACATATCTCGGAAATCATCACCAAATACAATGGTTGTTTCACCTAGAGGAATTTTACCTCTTTTGATACATCCCATGCTGAACTTCATTGCCCTTCTAGTATCTTCAATTGGCAGGGCATAATCTGCTTGATCTCGGTAGGCATATTGAATGATGCCATTACTACATTCAATCACACGGAGAAGAGCAAGGTTATTTTTTTGCTCTTCGGTAAGTGCTTCAAATGTTTCTTTCCAGTTTTTCATCCAAAAGTAGAATCGGGTTCCAAAGCAATGTAGTATGTAAGATCATGATTCTTTGAAGTGAATCGCGACAGCAGTTTTTGAGAGACAACGACTTCATAAGTTCCAGGAAGAATCTTGATATTCTCAACCTTAAAGTTGAAACAAAACTCACTATCAGTTTCACCAACAACTTCTTCATGAGTGTTAGAAGTTTCGTTCTTCTTATCATGAACAACGAGTTTCACAACACCAGCTTCACCAATTACAGACAGATCTGGAACCTGATAAATTGCTGCTGCCTTCATCAAAGTTGCCAGTTGTTGTGTATCCAACTCAAAGCAAACATCTTCGGAAGGAAGTTTGATGGACTTCTCAGGAGGACTGACAATCACACTAGGATCAGCAAAGAAGAACTTATTGCGCTTTTTACCTTCACGAATAAGAAGATATTCATTGTTCTCAAAGTCAAGTTCGGGATTGACATAGAGAGTAGAAACTGCGTTGAGGAAAGTGTTCAAGTCATAGATACCAAAGTCTTTGGGAAACTCCTCAGGAACTTTTGCTTCTGCGAGAATGTTCTTCATCACAGAGATTGTGCGAATGCAATCGCCTTCCTTAATCAGGATAGATTGATTGATGGAAGAGAAGTTCTTGAGAACAGAAATAGTCTTATCAGAGAGTTTCATAATCAATAGGGATAGTTAGATGCGTTGGGCTTGTGGAGACCTGCGAAGTGGTAGAGAAGAATACAATAATGGATTGCCTTCAAAATGTCCATCTTTGATTTGCCATTCTTCTTTCCAAATCGGGAAAGATATTTAATAGCATTGGATCGGCAGAAAGCTTCACCATCACCAATACTTTCAATCAGGTCAAGAGTTTGAGTCTTTGAATCTTGAGAAGTGTAGTGAGAGCGATATGTTCCAGAAAGATAGTCACGGACATCTTTCATGGTCAAATCTTCTTCATACTTCCAGAATCCATTGTTAGAGGTAGATTCAAGATTCAGATCAATTTTATCGTTTTCGTTCATGTTCAATTTAAAAGTGTTTCCAGTGTCTGCTGTAAAAGAAATAGTGTCGCATCCACCACCATAAAAATCAAGTGGTACTTCTTGTGCCGCTTGTGGATAATCGTACCCATAAGGATTGCCAATAAACTCTACACCATCATCGTGCCAGAAGGCCTGATTAGGATTGTCTGGATGATACCTACCTTCAGCATCTCTACCTTCATAGTAAGGTTCTTTCTGGAAAGAAATGTGATCTTCTCCCATTCCACCAGGAATTCCACCACCAATCGTAGTAATAGAATCGTTGTCATTGGGCATGTTCAATTCCTCATAAAATAATAAAAAAGTTTGCTTTCATTCTATCAGCGATCATAAACAGTGTCAATGTTAGTTTGATCTTCAATAGGCATTTGGAAATCTGCGTCAACCTTATCATACAGTTCCATAAATGCTTGTTTGGTTTCATCATCAAAGCGATTCAAACAAACTTGAACTGCTTTGGCCTTATCATTGAAGATGCTGTATGCCTTGACAATGTGAACCAGGCGGCGAGTGCTGATTACTTCATCAATACCACCATCATAGAAGGTCTTGCGGATGATGTCTGCCCAGTCAGACAGACGCTTACAGAACTCAGAATCATCACACAGACCATTTAGAATCTTCTGTTCGGTTGCAGGAGCAGGATAAGACTGCTCAAAGGTCACAGGGAAACGCTCAAGGAATGCTTCGTTCAGAACATTAGTACCAATAAAGCGGCCGTCATCGCTACCCTTACCCTTAGTGTTAGCAGTAGCAATTACATTAAAACCAGCAGCAGGTTTGACCCAGCGACCAATCTTTTTCAGAAAGACACCCTTGCCTTCTAGAATGGACTGAAGGCAGAGGATCTTGTTAGATGCGAGGTCGATCTCATCAAGGAGAAGGATTGCTCCTCGCTCAAGTGCTTCGATGACGGGACCGTTATGCCATGCAGTGTTCCCATCAACAAGCCTAAAACCACCGATAAGGTCATCTTCATCAGTTTCAATCGTAAT